GTGGTAACCTTACGTTTGTGAATTCTGGCGCTTATATTAGATTAGATGCAAGACAATAAAGGATAATAAAATGGAAATAACATCAATTAAATTACAAAGTAACGGTTACTTAGTTAATGGAACAACGTCTGTTCCTAACAATCACAGCGGATGGATGAGTGAGTTTATAGAAGAATGGTTAGAAACAAATATACCTGAACCAGAGTTTACAGAAATTGAGTTAGCTAATAAAGCAGAAAAAACTTTACAACAGGAAGCTAGTAAACTCAGAGAAGTTAATATGCTAACCGGGTTTACTTACAACGGTACTCAAATATCAGTTACATCTGAGGATGGTAATGGATTATTACAAGTTAAGTCGTCATTTGAATTAGGTTTAACAGAAACAGTAATTCATTTTAAAAATGGAAGTAAGTTACCGATAACAGCTACAGAGTTCCCAGAGTTTGCATTAGCATTTGCAACAGAACGAGCTAAGTATTTCATATAGGTACGCACTATGAGAACTAATCGAGAACTAGAGATGTTGTATACTAAGTTTGACAGAGATGTCACTAAGTATAGCAGATGGTTCAGGTTACTGTTAGCTATGGATCAACTAGGAAATGTATTGTTCTGGAATGGATCGATGGATGAAACGATTAGTTCACATATACATAGGAAGGTTAATAATGGGACTGCTACCTGGTTCGATAAATTGGTGTGCAATATGCTCAATAAAATAGAAAGCAGTCACTGCTACAAATCACGTGGGGAGTAAAATGGGTAAACTAGGCAATAAATTGATGGAGCTTATAACCAGTTATGATGGTAGAATGAGTCACACTAAAACTTGGAGTAATATCGGTATGTTTGTTATGACAATTGCATTTTTACATACAAGTATGAGTAAAGAGGTGACACCTGAGTTGTTGATAGCTTATGGGGGAATCGTAGTTGCAGGAAGAGTATCCTCTAAATACCTGGATGGTAGAGGGAACCAAGGTGAAGTTAGTGCTGAGCAGAGTACTCTGATGAAGTAGAGCTGTGAAACTACGTGGACTAAGGAGAGTAAATGAAGATAGGTAAAGATGGAATAAAGCTGATCCAGAAGTGGGAGGGGTTTAGAAGTAAGCCTTATATTTGCCCAAGTGGTCATAATACTATAGGCTATGGTAACACTTACTATATGGATGGTAAGAAAGTTGCGTTGACTGATAAGGCAATTAGTGAGGCTGAGGCTAGTATGCTGATGAAAAATATACTGGCTAGGGATTTCGTACCTAAGGTAGATAAGATGGTGGTTGTAGAAGTTGGGCAGAATATGTTTGACGCAATATGTGCGCTGGCTTACAACGTAGGTGTTGGAGCGATTGGGAAAAGTACGCTGATGAAGAAGCTGAATAGTTTGGATTTTGAAGGTGCTGCTGCGGAGTTTAGTAAATGGAATAAAGCCGGAGGCAGGGTAGTTGCTGGGTTGACTGCTAGACGGGCTGAAGAAAGAGCTTTGTTTGAAAAAGATATTAAATAGTATACTTACTGATAAGGGCGAGATCTCTTCGTCGAGACTGATAAACCTTGGTGGGTTCTTAGTCGGATCTACGGTGCTGTTGTACCACGGGTTGTGGTTAGGCAGTCTTGATGCTGAGGTGCTAGGTTTGTACCTGGCGTATTGTGCATCTACGTACAGTGCTGGAAAGCTAATAGGAAGAAAGTATGGAGGTAAGGATGGTAACGGTGATAATGAAACTACTGAGCGATTGGAAGCTACTGGTGATAGCAGGGATGAGTATAGTGGTAGTTACGCTAGGGATAGATAATGCTAGGTTGAAAAGTAGGTATGCTGATTTGACACTTGAGAGTCAGAAGATTGAACACAAGCTGACGATGAAGGTGTATGCACTTGGGGTTGAGGCAGAAGTAGTGAGGCATGCGAATGCTTTAGCCTCTGAGAGGGCTCAGAAGGATAAGAAAGTGGTCGAGAAGAAGGTTGTGGAGATAAAGAATGTGTATGTGCCACAGATAGAGTATATAGATAGATATGTAGGAGATAGTAATGAAACAGATTGTGAAAATGCTGACGGTTTGTTGCGCGGTGTTGTGTACTAGTCTTGTGCTAGTAGGGTGTAGTGAGAATAAACCTTGTGTGCCCGTAGTTAAGTTGGTGAAAGCTGAGAGAGTGCATATAGATAGGGCTGAGGTGGAGCAATGCAGATATGCAACTACGTTGGATAATGTTAAGTGCGTGATGAAGAATTACGTGAATACGAAGGCTGAGAGAGACCAATTGAGGAGTGCGTATGAAGAAGTTACTGAATAAGCTAGATGAAAGCTGCTGTATGGTAATATTTGGAATAAAATTAAAGGTTGGCAGATGAATGTACATATACCAGTAGAAGACTATTTGGCAGGGCAAGGAAAGATTGTGTCAAATAACAAGGAGTACCAGCAAGAAAATAAATTAGTAGGTGTGGTCAAGCCAATGGATGAAAAGGTAATGTCACATGAGTACGAACTAAAAGAGATTAGGGCAATACTTGGTAGCGTAGCTAATAACCAAAAAGAGACTAATGTACAAGTTAGCAAGTTGGCTGATAGTATAGGCAAGTTAGACCTGTACTTAGAGAAGCAGAATAATATTGAACTTAAGCACAATGATAGCGTAAATAGGCTGCACAAGAGAATAGATGAAAATGACACTGCAATAGCAAAGTTTAATGAACTAGCTACAGAATACAAGATGACGAAAAAGGATATAGAGATGGTGACAAAAAGGGTAGACTCTATAGAGTCTCATGAAGGCAGGGTAGTCTGGGCAATACTAACAGCAGTCGGTATGGCAATACTTGGTCTAGTAGTTAATTAGGTAAATAGGAAAAATATGGTAACAACATTTCCACCACAGAAGCAAGGGGCAGATACAGGAGAGATAAAGAGTGTAGTACAAGCTGCGATACTCGATAGAACTATATACGAGATTAACTACTCTGCTGTTTCTACTTATAGTGATTTACCAGCAGCAAGTACAAAAGCAAATGAGACTTATATAGTAAAAGGCGCTAGTGGTACGTGGTTGCTTGGGTCAAAGAAGAAAGCTGGCTTGTATTACAGTAATGGTGTTGAGTGGACTTATATGGGTAATAATGTGAGCATAGATGATACACTCGCAAGTAACGAAAGTGTGTGGAGCTCTGCTAAGGTGCTGAATAGCACAATACCAGCTAGTGTTGCCGTTGCCAAAGAAATAATAATAAAAGCAAATAATAGTGATAACAGTGGAACTAATGTAGGAAACTACAATAAGCTAAGGGTTCTAAACTATGACCCAAATACAAGTACAGCTGGTAACTACATAGAATTTGGTCAAAATACTGGAAGTTTTACAACTCCTAGATATAAATCAAGCGGTATAAGCTTTGGGACTATTGGTAATACTACAGATGATAACTTAACTAATGTTGCATATGATTTAGGTAATCATCAAGCGTTTTCGTTTAAAAGGGTATACGATGAAAATGTAAGTGGTCAGAATATTGAGTATATGAGATTCAGTGGTGAATATAATTATGCTACAAGTGCAGTATCACAAAATGTATTAATGGGGCTTATATATGAAAACTTGAAAGATAAGCTACAAGTTAATGGGAACATCTTTGCTACTGGGAAGTTAAAAGGTAATGAAATATCTACAGGTAAGCTTACAGTTAAAAAGAATATCCTTGATAATGTTACACTTGATGGAACTATAACACTTACAGCTGACAACGCAACGAGTGGAATAGCATTCAGTATAGATGGTACAAAATGTTACACAATAGACCTTACAGATGATAAGATATATCAAAGAAACATGTCAGTTGCTTGGGATATGAGTACAGCATCAGCACCAGTTACACACACAGCAACACTAAACACTATGGCCGGAAATGCAAATGCTCAAGGTGTTTCGTTGTCAAGCGATGGAACAAAAGTTTATACGATTGATAGTACAAGTAAAAAGGTATATATGTATAGTCTTAGTACTGCTTTTGACATATCAACAATAAGTTACACAAATAGCCTTGATTTGTCTACATTTGTTGATATGTATGGATTACTTCCGTCAGAGGGATTACCAACTTGGGTAGAGGCAACAATAAGTTCAGACGGACTAGTAATGTGGCTACTAGATACTAACTACGACTATATTCATGCTATAACACTAAATGTTGCTTATAGTTTAGCTGATGGATACACTCCAACAGGAAGAATGCTAACTGAAAGAGCATCCACAGCAAAAAGCTTTAGTTGGTTTAATGATGGTAAAAATATGGTTATTGCAAATGTTGCTTCAAATGCAGATGCACCAATAGTACAGTATTCATTCTCTACTCCTTACGACATAAATACGCATGAGTTTGATTATCTTACAGATTTTAACAGGATGTGGAGTGAGAGCGATACTGCAAATAATAATATAGTTGGTACTTATGTAAAAAACGATGGAAGTAAAATGTTTTTTGTAGATACAACACTTGATAAAATCTATTATGCCACAGTTAACCCACAAAATACACTAGTTAATGGTACGATAGAAAGTCCAGATGGGTTTATAATAGTCAGTCCAACTGGGGTGAGATTTAGGTTAGTAGTTGACGAAACCGGTGTATTAGACACAGAGGAGGTATAAAATGGCAACAACAATGAAATGGGTATCAGTCAATACTGAGTGGACACTAGTAACTAGTGAAGTAGCGATGTTACAGTTTAATAAACCTTGTACGATGTTTTTAGGTGGCGACGCAGCACCTACGACTAATTTTGGGTTTATGATGACTTCTAGTGAGAAGTATGTGAATAATGCAGCTACTAAGGTATGGGTTAGAGATGATGACTTGTATGCGGATACAGTAGTTACGGTGTGTGAAGTAACGGCGTAGATGTAAGGAGCTTCTCAGCTCTTTACAGGTATAATTAGGTAAATTAGTAATAGGGTATATAATGAAGATTGATAACAAAACTATATTAAGTGCGTTGAAGGCTGATCTGAAAAGTGCGGAGCTGCTTAAGAAAGAGATAGACGCTAGGATTGATACTTGGGTTAGGGAAGACAATGGTGAACTTTACGGTAATGAAATTAAAGGTAAATCACAGATTGTGTCTATGGATATTAAAAGACAAAGAGAATGGCAGAACCCTAACCTCGTAGATCCTTTTGTGTCTAGCAGCAAGATAATCAAAGCAATGCCTGTAACGTTTGAGGATGGGTTAGCAGCTAGGCAGAATGAGCTGTTGCTGAATACACAGTTTTGCAGACAGTTTGATAGATACAACTTTGTGACTAAGCTAGTTAAGGTACTTACGATGGAAGGTACTGCTGTAATACAGACTGGTTGGGATTACGAAGATAAAGAAGTTGAGAGAGAAGTAGAAGTCGTTAAGATGGATGAATACGGGAACGAGTATGTAGCTACGGAAGTGGTTAAGGATATTAAGGTTCTTAAGAATAAACCTTCTGCTAAAGTGTGTAGAAATAAAGATATTTATGTCGATCCTACTTGTATGGATAATATGGAAGGTGCTCAGTTTGTGATTTATAGGTATGAGACAGACTTGAGTACTTTGAGACAAGATGTTAGGTACAAAAACTTGGATAAGGTGGCTAAGGCTGCTGATAACTCTGATAGTGATTATACGGCTCAGGACAAGACTGGGTTTACTTTCAAGGATGATGCTAGAAAGAAACTCGTAGTTTATGAGTACTGGGGCAACTACGATGTGAATGATGATGGTATTGCTGAAGCGATAGTTTGTGCTTGGGTAGGTAATACGATAATTAGGTTACAAAGCAATCCGTACCCTGATCAGAAACACCCTTTTATAGTGGTGCCTTTTAGTAGCGTACCTTTTCAGTTACATGGAGAGTCTAGTGCTGAGTTGTTGAGTGATAGTCAGAAGATTAAGACTGCGGTGCTAAGAGGACTGATAGATAATATGGCTCAGTCTAATAATGGACAGGTAGGTGTTAAGAAGGGTGCGCTAGATACGATTAATAGAAAGAAATTTGTTAGCGGTAGTAACTTTGAGTTTAATGGAACTCCTAATGACTTTTGGTTTGGTAGCTACAATGTGTTGCCTAATAGTGCTTTTGATGTACTTGGTTTGATGAATAATGAGATTGAGAGTTTGACTGGGGTTAAAGGTTTTAGCGGTGGTATTAGTGGTAATAGTCTAGGTGGTACAGCTACGGGTGCTAGAGGTGCTCTAGACGCGACAGCTACGAGAAGGTTGAATCTGGTTAGGAATATTTCTGAGAATGCAATTAAGCCTTTGATTAGAAAGTGGATGGCTTATAACTCTGAGTTCTTGAGTGAAGAAGAAGTTATAAGGGTGACTAACGAAGAGTTTGTCCCTATTAAGAGGGATGATTTGTTAGGGAATATTGATATTGATATTGAGATTAGTACTGCTGAAGACAATGCTGCTAAAAGTCAGGAGTTGAGTTTCTTGTTGCAGACAGTAGGTCCGAATGAGGATCCTGCGGTTAGACGGGAGATTATGGCTGATATTATGGAGCTGATGAGGATGCCAGATAAGGCACAGAAGATTAGAAGTTACCAACCAGAGCCAGATCCAGCGCAAGAGAAGATGCGAGAGTTAGAGATGGCTAAGTTAGAGTTGGAGAATAAATTGCTTGAAGCTAATATTGCAGATAAGTATGCAAGAGCTAAAGAGAATGAGATTGATGCTAACCTTAAGACTCAGAAAGTTAATGTTGAAGCTGCTAAGGCTAGAAAACTTGTTAGTGAAGCTGATAAGTTGGATTTAGATTTCTTGAAAGCTGATGAAGGGATTGGTGCTTACGAGGAGATGCAGAAGGCAGACGGTAAACACGCGAATGCTATGGAAGCTAAAAGTATGGAGTTGGAGTCGGTTGAGAGAAGAGAAGCTATGAAGGCTGAACTGAAAGCTGCTTTAGAGAAAGATAAGCACGAGTTAGCTATACTTAGTAAGAATTTAGATTACAGAGCTAAGATGGCTGCGTTGCAGATTAAACACAATAACTAAAAAGGATAAGATATGGAAGAAACACAGGGATTAAGTAGAGCAGGTGGTATGGATGAGGCTAAGATGCAAGAGTTGTTGCAACAAGTAATGCAGATGTTACAACAAGGAACTAGTCCTGAAGAGTTGTTACAAATGGGTGTGCCTAAAGAGATTATTGATTATGCTATTCAGATGCTGCAACAACAAGGTGGAGAACCACAAGCTCCTGCAGGTGCTGAGCAACCAGTAGCTGAAGAACCACAACCTCAGGGTGGTGGATTAAGTAGAATGGGTTAAGGAGTTAACATGGGTTACCTAGATACGATTAAACAAGCGGAGAGAATGAAAGGGATTGACTTTGCTAGTGCGCATAACAATGCTAAGGATGCTGCTTACCTACGTCAGTTGGTGAACGCTAAAAATGCGCATGTGGCTAAGGCTGAGAATGATGCGAAACTACAGGCTGTGCATGAGAATGCACTGGCAGTAGGTGCTGAACAGGGTGAGAAGAATGCACTTAGCCAGATATGGAAAGCTATGGAAGCTAGACGAGATTCTGGGTTATCTGTTAACCAAGGATTCGCTGAGTAATTAATTTAGGTTTAAGCGTAGTTGTAGTACTATTACTACATAAGATGCTTAGACCGAGATAAGTCGATAAACTACAATCAAAACAAAAGGACTCAATGTGAATAACCTAGAGAATGAACAAGTAGAAGTTGAAATGATTAACAACCAATGGATAGCGAAATATGAAGCGCTAATTAGATTAGAGAGAAGCCCTGATTTTAAAGTACTGATTACTGATGGATACTTTAAGGAAAGAGCGATTGATGCAGTTAGCCTGTTAGCTAGAGAAGATATAAAGAGACAAGGTCTTAGAACAGATGTAATGGAACAGTTGGTTGCGATTAGTAATCTACAGGATTTCTTTATTACAGTTAAGAACTTAGGTGGAAATGCTAAAGCTGCTCTTGAAGAATCTTTTGAAGATGAGGAGTAGCAGATGGCTAGGGACCTTTGGGATTTATCCGATGAGGAATTGGAAGCTGAGTTTAGAGCAGCTAAGGAAGAACTAAGCTCAGGTGTGGTAGCATTTCAAGATGAAGATGTACCTGCTGATGATAGTGGGGAAGAAGAGATTGAAGTAGAAGATCCGGAACAACCGAATGAGGACTCCGTAACTGATACTGATGAAAATGCTGATGAGAATAGTGGTGATGACCCAGTAGATCCTGACGGGGATGCAGAAGGACAACCGGAACCAGTAGTTGAAGAAGCACAGAAAAAAGTTCAACAAGAGCAGAACTACAAGGTTAAGGCTAATGGACAAGAGTATAATTTTAGTATTGACGAATTACTGAAATTGGCACCAAAGGCAATGGACTACACGAAGAAAACTCAAGAGATGGCTAAGTGGAGAAAGACAATTAGTGCACTGACAGAGCATAACGTAGGTCACGATGACGTTAACTTATTGATAGATGTTCTTAAGGGTGATAAAAATGCGTTAGCAAGTGTTATAAAACGAACAGGCGTAGATGCCCTCGAATTAGATACTGATAATGTTATGTATACGCCAAGGGAGTACGGTAAAGATGCTACCGAGTTAGCAATTCAGGATGTGATTAGTAAGTATGAAGATGATGCAGATTTTGGTATAACAGCTGATGTTATAGCGAATAAGTTGGATGAGAAGTCTAAGTCTGAGTTTTTTAAAGATACGAAACTGATTGAAGCATTGCATGAAGATGTTAAGTCTGGTGATTTTAAACCGGTATACGCAGAGATGCAAAAGCTAAAAGCGTTAGACGGTGGAAGTAGGATGGATCTGGAGTACTATGTTGCTGCAGGGAAACAATACCACACTAGAAATGATTTAGCTAAATTGGCTCAATCGCAGATGGCAACTCAAGTTGCGCAGAAGAGTGCGGCTGAGAAGATGGCTGAAGCTGCTAAGATAGCTGAAGTTAAAGCTCAGACGGCTAAGAGAGAGCTGGTAAAACAAGCTGCTCCTGCTAAGAAAGCTGCAGCACCTACGGTAACTAAGACTGTGAATAAGGTCGTAGATTACCTAGACGACTCAGATGAAAAGTATGAGGAATGGTACAAGAACCTAAAGGCTAGTTACTAGTCGGGTTCTTAGGAACAAAATAAGTAATAAATAGGAGAAATTTATGGTTACAAATGTATATGGAAATGGTACGAATAGTACAGCTGGTGCAAATACAATTTTGCATTTTTACGATAAAGCAGGGATTAAATCTGCTAATAGGGTGGATGTTTACGCACAATTTGCGTCAAGAAAAGATATGCCTACAAAAATGGGTAAAACGTTTAAGATTTCAAAATTCTTACATATGTATGATAGAAACCAAGCAACTGATGGCGATTTCGCTGCAAGAGGTTATATGACTTCAAGAGATTTAGATACAGTTACTGCTTCTTTAAATGCTTCTACACTTGCTGAAGGTGTTTCTGGTGTTAATAAAAGATCTTTAAATAAAGTTACTTTCTCTACAGATTTTGCTAGATATGGTGAAATGATTGACTATTCTGATGAAGTAGAATTGTTTTCAGAAGATGCGATTCAAGTAAGATACAGAGAAGAATTAGGTGAAATGGCTAATGCTAGATTCGAAGATTTAATTCAATTAGATATGCTTTCTACAGCTACTAAAATGTATGCAGGTTCTGCTACAAGTATGGCTACGTTAGGTACTGCTATAGCTGTTAACGGTTCAACTGATGCTGCATGGCAAGTTTCTTACGACCTTATTACAAGATCTGTTAGAAAATTAGTTAGAAATAGAGCTAAAAAAGTAACTTCTATGATTACTGGTGATACTAAAGTTGATACTAAAACAGTAGATGCTGCGTTCTATGCAATCGTTGGTGCGGATGTTAAAGCTGACTTAGGTAACTTGACAAGAATTGGTAAAGGTGGAATTGAAGAATTCGTGTTTATCCCGGTTTCTAAATATGCTGCTGCTGGTACACTTGTACAAGGTGAAGTTGGTGCAATGCACGAAGTTAGATTCATTGAAGCTGAAAGTGCTGTTGTTGAATACAAAAAAGGTGCTGATGTTCCTGCTGGATACGTAGGTGCTTTAAGTTACACAGGTGTAATTGGTACAGATGCTAAGTTTGATGTATTCCCAATTTTATTCCCAACACAAGATGCGTTTGCTACAATCGGTCTTAAAGGGCAAGATAAAATTAAGTTTAACTCTAAAGCTCCTTCTGATATTGATAGTGGAAACACTTATGGTACAGTTGGGTTCTTCTCATATAACTTCTGGTATGCAGGGTTAATTCTTGAAGAAGAAAAAATGTTAAGGGTAGACGTACTTGCGTCAAGATAGTAATTAGGCGGGGCTAAGCTCCGTTTAATACTAATTATACTACAATTACTAACAAACAAAAAATAAATAACCAAAAGGAATTATCATGGATAAGTTAGAAGAATTAAAGAGAGAAGCTACGGAATTAGGATTACAGTTTAGTCCAAATATTGGTGAGTCTAAATTACAAGAAAAAGTAGATGCGTTCTATAAAGCACAAGAAGCTGGTGAACCAAAAGTTGTTGCTGTAGAGAAGGTAACTAAAGAGAAAGTAGATCCAGAGATGGCGATTAAAACTGCTAATGCAGCTGCTTATGATAGAGCTGTACAGACTAAGATTGTTACACTTACAGATAATGACCAAAGAGTGAACCACAAGACTACGGTTGCTACTGTTAACTGTTCTAATATGGTGTTTGATTTAGGTACTGTACATATTCCGTTGAATATACCAGTTGAGGTTAAACAAGGGCATTTAGACGTACTTAGAGAGATTACAATACCGTTTCACACGATGGATACCAGAACTGGGCTCAATAGAGTTGAGAAAAGAAACAGATACTCGATACATCACGAAGATATTCAAAAATAGTTATCACGGGGAAACCCGTAGGTAATACCCTACTGGCAGACTAGCACTGCACAAACAAAACAATCACAATAAACCGAATTTAACTGTTTAGCTTATATTAAGCTGTTGTATAGTACAATTAGTAAAATAACTGAAGGATATCAAATGGCGAATATACAACTAACGGCCCTTACTGTGGGGGCTAAAGCCTTAGTAGATGGGGAGTATGTATGGAAAGTACCTACCGGTGAGGCTTCGGGGGTACTGGATAAGCTGGTTACTGTGATAAATGATAATATTAGCATACAATACGATAATGGTAGAATAAAAGATGATAAGTACGCTGATGTGTATTTAGGGTCTATGCAAACCGTGATAACACAAAGTATACTCTATATACTAGAAGTTGAAAAAATTAAGCTTGGTGTAATGCCTAGTACACTAAGGTAGGGCTTGACACTACGTACTTATGGTAAAATAAAGGATTAAAATGACAGCAGCAGACAAGAAAATAATTTTAGAAAAGGGTAGTGACTATGTAATGTTAGTCACAATACCCGATGATAGTGGTATTACGCAGGTTAATATGCATGGTTGGGGGCTAGTGTTTGAGGTGTTTACCAAAAGCGGTGTGCCTATACCAAGTATGACACTAGGATATACACAAGTGCCTGGACAGACACTTAGGTCAGCTTGTGAGTATGCTTATGGTACTGCGCTTACTAAAGATGGTGTTGCACAAACGGTTGATGTCGGAATAGCTGTAAACGATGATGTGTATATTGAAAGTACTAACCTGGTATGGAGAGCTAAAGAGGCTTTCTCATGGGCTTCTGGAACAACGTTTGAGGCTAACAAGGTGCACTTTGAAGAAGACCCGAACCTGGCTAGTGGAAAAATAGCGGTAGTAGTTCCGGGTGAGATAACTCAGAACTACGACACAGGGATTACTACAGGTAATTTATTTGATACGGCGTATAACTACTACTACAGAATAACACTGGTACAGAAAGGAAGTATGGTCACAGCACATCAGACTGAAGATGCTGTAGCTCCAGCAGTCGGTAAGGTTATTAAACCAGGTACTACTGCTAAGTATACACCTAATGAAAACTCTAGGGAGATAAGACTTGCTAGAGGGGAACTAGCGGTAAGGATTTAGAGATGGGCTGTACACTAGAGATTAGCACTGTCGATAGACTGGACTTTAGATCTACGGCTAAGTTAGCTGCAGTCTCTACTTCGGATAGGTTGGCTGTAGTAACTGAACCAAGTGTGCGAATAGGGGCTACAGATAGCTATGTGCTAGTACCGAAGGCTTCTAGTACTAGTATTGATTACAACATACCGCAGGCAGTAGTTAACGGGATAGCTGATGTTGCCGCTTTGAGAAATGATTTATTGCAAAAGCTTAATAGGCTAGAGATAGCAATAGTGGCAGCACAGCAGTACAAGAATGAAGTTATTGGTGGGGTTAGGCAGCAAGTGTATAATGAGATGAAAGCTAACTACTTATCAAATGCCGATATGCCTGCTGCAATACAGGCTAAGATATTATCTACAGATTTGAGTACGATGGCGATTTCTACTGGACCGGGTGGAACTACTGCGACACTACAGGATATATCGGATAGGTACGTTGCAGTAGGTGAAGCTGTAGGTGGGTTTACGGAACAACTGGAAATTACTACTAATGCCGCTAGCAGTGCTGTCTCGAAGACAGAAGTACTGACAGCTAAAGCAGGTAACATGGAAACTGCGCTAGAGACTAATGAATTCGTCGCTGCGGGGAAATTTTCTGTATGGGACGGTGTGGCAGTACCGACTACAGGTCAATGGAAAGGTACTGCAGGGAATTACCAACAGTACAGAGGTAACACTTGGGTTGATATAACTAATGAGCAACACGCTAGATACTTAATATCGTTCAATATGGCAGGGGCTAAGTCGCTAAGTACTGTAGGAGATTCTATAGTGGGGTGGCAGTACACCAATGGGGATGCTGGGGATAATGAGTTTAAAATAAAAGCGGATAAGTTCTACTTAGAGGCTGCCGGGGCGAGTACTGCTGCTGCTAACGTGCCGTTTGAGGTAGTTGCAGGGAGTCCTAACCGTATTAAGTTTAAAGGGGTGGTAAGTTTTGAGAATACCGATATGAATGCATACAGTAACAGCAATGTAGACCTAAGCGGATTGGCTAAAACTAATATGAGTAACGTCACTACAATAGATGGTGGGAAGATAACCACAGGGGTTATTAAGAGTAGCGCCAGTGCCGGGCCGGTGCATAAGGTTACAGAAATGAACTTGAATGATGGTACCTTTGTAGTGTACGACAATGTAGGACATCCAAGAGTGATTATAGGTGATCTGAGCAAAGTAGCGTTGGGAGGTTAAAATGGCATATGGAATAACGGCAGATCATGGTAACTTCAACTACGGTAACTTTTCGGTAGTTGCAAGTGGGAGTGCAGATTCCACTATAGCCATACCGAAAAATCAATATTTTACAGAGTATACAGCGATGACGTATAAAGTGGATAAGAAAGATTTTACAAAACCAGAGCGACATCCTAGTATACAGGAAACAGAAGCGGGCTTTGTAATAACTCCGCCAATTGACGTCCCTAGTAATATATCCGGTGTTGTTACGGACACTACTGGAATACTGAAGCTGACTACATCTCCTGCTTTCATAGATTTTATGAAAAGGACTATCCGTCAACTAGAAGATGTAAAAGAGTTATCTATTATTAAGTACTTAATAGGGGCTGCATCTGCAAATCCTAGTAGTTACATGAACATTGCCATGGGACTCAATGCAAGGAATGTAGGTAGGAATATGTTGGCGTGTGCTATGTCCCCACTACTTGCTTCCGTTGACGGGGATATTTCATTTTTTTATGAAAATGACACCTGGAAAGGCATGTACTTGGTAGATAGTGATAACGTGTATAGGATGCCGATTGGTAATAAAGGTAAGATAACTAACTCCTTTTTTCGTGGACTTCCTCAAGTAAAAAAGGACGTCGAGTACTTTAAGTACTTTACAGGAAATAATGATTGGATGGTCGTCCCACTAGATGGGTATACAGATAACTGTGGTACACAAGGGGCCATAATAATGCCCTTCGTAGAGCTAAAATGTCCAGTTCCTGGTGATTATGAGGGGCAGCTAATGATAAAGTACCTTAGTGAGTTGGAGATAAAAGTAACATTTATGTTTAATAATATTCATGATGTCACTACAGTTAATCCAAATACGTTTTATATCAACTGCGTACACCAAGGGTATGGCACTTACTTTAGCGATGCAGACAGTGTGGTAAGAAGAATAGACTCTGATGTAGCTCCGTTCCCTTATATTTATATTGAACCGGTTGCAGGAGGATTTGCTACTGGTAGACAAATCGGTAATTATGGTGGGTTAGAATACCTACAGAGTAGTGTTGGTGCATTTCCCACTACTACATATGATGATGGACTGATTCTTAATGCTGGGGTCATCGATATAATAAGAGGGTACTGTGTTAGTGCGGCCTCCTACTATAGTGACCTATTTGATACTATGCAAATTAAAAAAGTTAAGATGGATGGGGTGAGCACTGATGTGAATATTCCGGAGGATGAAATTACAGAAGATGAACGCCACAGCTTTGAACAAGCGTCATACCCTTTTAAGCTGTTAACAAGTAGCTTTTGCTATGACAGTGCTTCAGAGACATTTACACTGGAGAATTTACATAGGTATATTGAGGTGATTAACGATATAGCTTGTGTGTATCAAACGGAGAACATATGGCAGTAATTGATATTTATTATAAACCTGTAAAAACTATGGCGGAAGTAACTGACTATACAAAAGTCAGCTCCTATATGAACTCCGATGACCAAAGTGGGATCACTGCTTGGACAGACTATAACCTGTACAATATGCGAATTGTTACTGAAGTTATGCAGTTTATAGACACACTGACAACAGAACAGAAGAATGCGCTGAGAGATGTGTTCCTTAACGATTCCACTGCTAATCAATTACTAAAAGAGCTTTACAGGAATGAGATCGCTCCGATTGACTACGGTGAGCCGGATAAATATATGTTTGTAGTATTAGGGAGGTAATAATATATGTATGGAATAATAACGATTGATGAACAAAATAGAGTGACTATGCATTCTGACTATGCATCGGTAGTGTACTACGGGCAGGCTACACTTCTACTTGGGTCTGATAACAAGAGCAGTACTAAAATAATGTATGAGGGAACGGGCAGTAGGGATATATCTGTGGAAGTCCCTATCGCTAACTTTGCCAGGTATACAATAAATATTAGCTCTAAACAAGTCATACCATTTTTTAAACCTCACCATAGCGGGCAGAAAGTTAGTATATTTCAGTTATACCTGGCTAATGGTGCATTATACATAGATGTGTTATTTGACGGTGCGGCTAGTGACAATCCCAGTATATATATATTTTGTCCTTTAAGTGTTATTACTGAAAACCTGAGTACAGGGTATGGACTAAACACGTACAATACGGACGGGAAGCTTACTTTTACTACCAATAAAAAACGACTAGCACCCGTAGATGTAATCACAATAACATACCCTGCAGTTATTAGAGAGGCGGCAATAACACAAGCTGGTTGGGCTGATAATGCCGAATCAACACCGACAATAACTAGTGACACTAGTGTTAGTATAGTAGG